CGACTATGGTCAAAAACATACCTGACTTGACAACTCCGCTAACGGGTTGCACAAGCAAAGTACCATCAGAAGTACGAAAAGAAGGCCTGCGAAACAAAGCTTCAAATCTCATCTGGTGCAAGACGTGCCAATCAGGGCTGGCCAAAACAGCCAAAAAAATTATTAACTCCTCAACTGCCTCGAGCAACCAAGGCTGCACGGTCCAATCCCATGAAGACTTGTCGATGTTCAAATAGGGACCAGCACCCAGCTTGCGCTTTAGGAGAGTGGTCCCAGAATACATAGGGGACCACCCAACCATAACGGGAGTCTGGGCGTAGTGCCTAACTAAGGCATCCATAAAATCCTGATACAACATTCGGTCCACCATGGTATCAATGGCTGAAACTGCAGAAATTATGCGCAGTCTGCCCTCTGATATTTTTGATGGCTTGTGTGGCTCAGGCTTAACAAAAACACGAATATCATCAAAAGATTCCGTTCCTGCCAGCAAATCATCAATCCGGTTAGAAACCATAGAATAGAACATCTCAAGGCGATCATGATCATATTTCAGACCGTCCCACCCAAGAGCTACTCCATAAGTGCTACCAAACTGTTTCAACTGGCAGTCGCCGACGGAAGACGAATTGTCAACATTACGCAATGCTAAATCAAAAACAGCACGGCGCTTTAAAGGGTCTCGGAAAGCTTCCTCCACTCCTCGGACACCAAGCGCTGCTGATCCCGGAACAAATCTTGAGCTGCGTAGGCTGTCTTTAGCTCTATCAACGACTCGTTGGAGCCAATCTTCATGTAGACAGCCATTGCGTCCTTCACTCTCTGATCCAGGTGACCTTTCAACTGTCCCAAAACTTGTGGCGACATTTGAAAGCGCTCTAGCATAAACTGCTTCCTTCTCTCCTCCCGCTGAGCCTTGGTCAGCAACACCTTGGGCTTGGCCGGAGCAGTCACTAACGGCTTCTGCGTGGGCAACAAACTCTTCAAGATTTCTGCTGGTGAGTTCGGCGAGAGAGAAATGGTAGGCAAGACTGCGTTTTTGGGCGCAGGAATCGGTGCGGGGCCAATCAAATTGGGCCTGAGAGACAATGTCGGAGATTTCTGTGGAAAACTCAACTGCCGGGTTGCGAGGCCGTTTAGCTGAGCTGGGGTCAACACAACGTTGAGGTCTTCTCGAGTAAGCCCCTGCACAACTGCAGGGGCCACCGAGTTTTCCGCCACGGGCTGAACTTCTTCCACATGATCCACGTGCACTGCCTGCCTCAAAGGAGGAACAACCTCAGGTGCGGACTCCTCCACAACCTGCGGTCTCCCCCTCTTACGGTCCTTGCGCACTTTATATGTTGGTTGATCATATTCTACTTCTTCCGCCCAATCTCCAGAATATTCGTATTGAGCGTACTTCTCTTCAGCGTATTTTTCATAGTCTGCAATCACTCCTTGATAAAAGTTTTTATCAAAGCGACGATACTTTCCACCGTACTTGAAAACAACATCTCCATTATCTAGCTCGACAAGGTTTTTGCCCTGCCGCCTAGCTTCAATGATCTTGTCTCCCCAGTACGTTGCGAAATCTCCGGATTCTGTCTTGATCAAACGAGCAAAGACATAAGTGGCATCCCAGCCAACATTGTCCTCGTCGTATTGTCCAATGTGAATTCCGTAGACCGTCTTGTGGTCATGGTATGGAGCTCCCGAACAGCCAGAGACTGTGGTAGCTCCATACTTGACCATTCCGAAAGTATCATACTCCGATAATTTTCCCATTGTGTGGCCGCTCGGTCCCACTATCGAAGCCATAATCGACTTGTTGGTGGGCAAGTTGCCACATTTTGCCTTAGAAAGATGAATACGAAGAGTGTCTGGAGTAGGAATCAACAAGGGGTCGAACCCGGGCTGCATTATAGCAGAACTCACATCAAGTGTGTGAATCACTCCTTTACCAGTAACAATCCTCATAGATCCATCTTTCTTCACTATGTGCTGAGGCATCATGAGAAAATCACTTGAGTCGTCGCCAATCCTACATCCCATACCAGAAGACTGCCAACCACCCAAAATGTCCAAGTACTGAACCTGAAACTGAAATTTGGGCAGAGGGCGATCCATAAAGAAGCTGCCAGCAACGCTACCCTCGTATAACCAAGGGCCTGTGCGATCGGTGGGGACGGGTATCCAAGGTCCTTCTCCTGAGGCAAATGTATTAATCCAATGGATCATTTTTGCTGGTCCAAT